ATAATTCACAGCAACAATTGAATTAGGACTAATTAAATCATAATTCTTTTTTACCACATCATACTCTTCCTTTTTTAGAGACACTCTTTTTTGTACTTCACTTATTAGCTTATTGACCAAAATACGATTGATCTCTACATAATTTTCAATGTAATGTTCTTCCATTTTTTATGATTTTATTATTAAACAAAAAGCCTCCAACACGTGGAGGCTTCTCTTCTTGTCAAAGTTCTACTTCATATTATTGAAGCGGAAGTATCTATAAATCTACTACCTATTGTTTTTAGAGCAGCAGAGAATACTTTCAATTCATCTTCAGTAAAAGCCGCCGGTTTCCCATTTATCAATGTCCCATTAATACGATGATACAACCAAGTCCTATCCTTTCCAAAGAATTCCTTCGCAATATACGATAAAGAAATGACATCCTGAATATCTTTCAGTTTATCCTTCACATTAATCTCCACTTTTGGAGATCTTCTATTTTTTCTTTCGGTCATAATTTCCCGAAGAATAATTCCAGCTTCCTTACGTTTACTCAACGGTACAGTTTTCATGTACGCAGCAAATTTCGCATCATGAACTTTACATTCTTCTTCTGTACTCAAAGTAAAAAACTCTTCGTACAATGCCTTAATTTCTTCTTTCATTTCCATAATGACCTATAATTTAAATTTGGATGAAGATTTGAAGTAGCCTCCGAAGAGGCTACCCAAATCATTCATCTGTCAAAGAATCAACAATACCTTTACAGTCATCATTGATTAACTCGTCCAGATCCTCCTGTGTCAACCACCCCTCCGAAAGGAGCATGTCTTCATACCGGAGGAGGAATCTCAAATCTTGTAGATAAGCTTCCCGGTCATTTAGACCTTCTTCCTCAATAATCATTATTGAACTTTGACAATGCAAAAATAATCATCATTTGATTATTATGCAAATTTTGAAGGTCTTATTTTGAAAATATTGTAGCGGTACTAGGTGATACCTGCATGCAGGTTCTGGCTGGATCCAGAAAAAAAGATGCTCTCTTTTGGCAAAAAGCATCTTTTTTTCTGGAAATCAATAGTTATAAACCTTTAACTTTGTTTTGCATAATCATATTTTATCAAATCTTCAAGAAAATGATCCGGACTATCTGTCCGGACAATTTGTCCAGACATTTGCATAAAGCGATCAGCAAAATTAACCATATATTCGATATCGGTACAATCGAAATCGAAACGGCTACTTTCGCGCAATTTCGTAACAAAGTCAGAAGCGCAGGTGGCGGTAATCGTACCACCGTCCTGCAAGGAAAAAGTTCTACTTTCCATTAGCTATTTAATTTTTTAGTTCGTAATCTGAAAAAGCTTTTTTGTTCATCGCTTAGGAATGGGATATCATTTAAGACCGTTCCGGAGGCAATAGGTTGTTGTTGAGCAAAGGTAACCAAACCATTCAAAAATAAAACCCAATTGCTAATTTTATCGTAATTGATTGATCCGGCATGCTGACGGAACTCTATTGTTTTGTGGCGGCTGTAGCTTTGAGGGTTCACTTTAAAATACCGAGTATTTTCAAAAGCTACCTGCTGGAGGTTATCTATACTTTGTGCGTTATTTATTTTATGTTCTGTTATATTTCTCATGCTACGGCAATAATTATTGTTCCGGCGTGATTCCGGCATAAACTTATCTATTACCGATTCTATATGTTTGTAGGATATAGCGATGTTTTTCCATGTTTGAAGGCTAAAGTTTGCCGCGTCAAAATGAATATGAAGACCGCAAGAAGCATTTACTTTTACACCGCATGCGTCAAGTACCCAACATACTTTCTTTAGTTCCTGCAGGCCAGCTTCACCTTCCAAGACCGGGCTTACTAACTCAAAAGTATCATTACCGGAAAGGCTTGAGTCGGTGACCAATTTCCAATGATTTCGTGTTGTATGATTGTAATTTTCGGCAGAAACCAGTATGCCTTCTTCCCTTAAGCCGTCTACCAAAACGTCCATCCGACAGTTGTAAGCTTCAATTTCAATCCCGAAGCGACGGGTGAAAGTGTAGTCTAATACTGGTAATGCGGTCGGACGTTCCGGCTGATGGGCGAGGTTCATACGAGCATAAACATTTTGTACGAAACCGTAGTTTCCGTTCGTTACTAGGTCAGCTACCTGTCGGCGTGTGAGGCCAAGCATAAGAAGTTGCTGAATTTTACGAGTCTTAGTCGTTGTCTGTGCTAAAATATTTGCTATTTGCTGTTCCATAACTTATTGATTTCCTTTGTTTTATTATACTGCTAAGGTAACACTATAGTCACGGACACGCAAGTTATAACAAGTTTATTTACAGCGCATTAGCTTTGTTTATCTTTTAGAATCAAGTCTTTAGCTTACACTTCTAGATGCTGGTTATACCTGATACTACGACCGAAATTCAAGAATTTTGCCAAAACAGACAAAAAAGATTACCTGCTATCAGGTAAACACTGATTACAGGCATAACCTAGTACCGCTCCCATAAAAACAAAATAACCACCCTACTCTCTCGAGCAAGGTGGTCCAAGCTAACTTAAATCTAATACCATGAAAAACACACTATTTAATACTAAAGTATTTCTTCTTAATTTTAAATATCCCATAGATGATTCCAAGTATGGCTAGACAAGAGAGAACACCAATAGCCCAGCCTCCCACATTCATTTTTGTTTGTTGCCATTTTGATAATACTTTTTCAACTGGATATGGTTCCCGGATAGTATCATGTATAGAGGTCGTATCATGCACAAAACGATCACGATAAATGTAGCGATACAGATACTCCCTAATCGTATCACCATTGACGTATATATTTGTTGAATCGTGTATGTAAAGAGAATCACGTAAATATTTATCCCGATATTCTGTCCTGACAGACTCCACCGGTATATACATTGTCCGTGTACAAGCTACCATGCAAAAGGTAATACACAGATATAATATCGCTCCAGTCACAAGGCGTCCCATCCGGCTTCAACTTCAGACATGATTGCGGGTACTCCATTTTCAACTTGACTGATTGCTGCAGCCATCGCACACATGATGGATTTCTCATCCGGATCCGGAACATAAGTGGTCGGAACTTGCATCTCTCGACTTACACGGGTAATGTAGCCGATCGTATTATTTTCATTTTCCGGAGCCCAACGACGAATGTAATCTGCAATCGTTTGACAACCATGTAATTTATTATAGTTTCGAAGCAATTTCAAGAGAGCACGATATCCCGATGCTCGATCTTTAAATTCTTCAAAAGTAAAATCTTTTTTATTTGTGGCAGCCACCTCTCCTTGCCAGTTTACGCTGTCATTATTTCGGATATTACCCGGATTATTATTCCGGAGACCACGAGGTAATTTTTCTGTACTCATTTATGTTCCTCCTCTAATTTTTTGAACGGATCGGCACTGATCGGCGGCTTACGTAGACCACATTCTAATTTCTCACATTTCCAAAGCTTTAAAATAGCATTGTTTGTTGTCAGTCTATTTGTAATATTTCGAGCCTCTGTTAGATCATCATACAACTTATCAATCAGACGGTTTTGCTTAGATTCCTCCTCTCGGCTTTGTATAAAGAGTTCTTTCCATTGTTCACTTACCTTTGCTTCATTTTCCAGTTCGGCCGAACGACGTTTCTGCGGAAGTAATACGATGGCAGCAACACCGCCACCGCCGATAAATGTCAAAAAAGCCAAGCCTATTGATGTCCAATCCATACTTTATTTTTATTTATTCAATACAAAATTGTTATATCTTAGTCTTTACATAAAGGACAATTACTTACGCTTAGCCCCAAACGTATCAAAAGCTTCCCGATTAAAGAGCATAGTCCAACCAATACTAGACAGTTCTCGAGCTACAAACGGAGTCAGAGTATGATTGCGAGAAACATCCTTCAGCCAGTATCGTTCACGCTGTTCATTAATCATGCGGTTCCGGATTGTAGTGATATAAGCCAGGCAGCGATCCGAAATAAGGAGTTGTTCCATGAGGTCGCCAGAGAACTCCTTCAACTTGTAAGCAACCGTAATGGCTAGCCTGGCAGAGTCTGTCATCCGGTTGCTACTGTCGGTCCCACATTCTATTTCACCATAGTCGACAAAGAGATAGAAGCCATTCAGATTGTTGATTCGACTACAGACAGCTTCGAAATTGGGACCAAAAACATAATTGCCTATTTCCGGTACTAGTCCTTCAGCCGGCAGAGTAAGAAGAGCAGCGTGTAATTCATCGTATCCAGGGATTTGGCTTCGCCCTTTATTGAACAGAGGGGCAAAAGCATCATTTGCCGGAAACTTAGCGAAATAGAGAAACAGTTCGATTAATAAAGATGTGTTCATATTATTTGCTTGATGGTTTTAATGGATAATCCGGTTTTGTCTGATATCTCGACCAAGTCGATGCCAGCCTCGTTCATCGCCATAACGCTTTCGATCAGCTTCTTACGCAGGATCGTCAAGTATTTGATGACAGGCATTTGTTCGATGACGTCCACACTCCCCAGACCATCGGCCGAAAGGTTGTAAAGACTCTCAGCCATGCCAACCGAAATGGCCGGCTTATGTTCTTTCGGTTTTCGCATATACAAAATATTGAAAGGAGTCCGGGTAAATAGGTAATTGGCGAACGCCTGAAAGTTCAGACAAATACCTTGAAGCAAAACTGGATCCAGAGATGCGAAGTCCTTTGCTAGTGAATGAGCCGCTTCGGAAGTATAAGTTCCCGGGCAATACAAGATGGCTGCCATTATCGGGAGTTTCTCTATCGGACAACCTATTAAGTCATAAGCCTCAATGAACTGGATGGCGGAGAGAGAACAGGTCAATGTATCGAAACCAGTATGTATCATGTAAGCCTTATAGACTTGCCCGTTAACAGAGATCACAGGTACTAATTGCGCCAGGAAGCAGCTATTGATGTGCTGCGGATCCTTAAAAATAAAATCTATCTTTTCGGAAAGGATATACATATTTTCATTGGCTGAAGTACCTTTTATTTTTTTCGGATTCAAATTCAAAGCCTTGCATATATAAGCTATGTGTAGCGAACGATAGGATATCTGCCCGGTCGTGTATTGCTGAAGTAATTCACAGACCGACAAGTACAAATCTGGAGTAAGCAATTCCCAGCGATTAGGAATACTATATTCTCCAAAATGAGTTTCAAAAACGATTGCTGGAGCATTCATGACATCAGGAATATTTTATCGCTTTCGCGGTTATAAGATGTTGTGGAATCAATATTTCCAGATTCAGGTTCACTCAAGGCTAAATCTATAGCTTTGATGGCTTCCATTGCCTGAGATTGCAGAGTGACAGCCAAACCTAATTGACCGTTTCTTTCATCCGTTCCATTTCTTGACGACTTCTGCTCGTCGAACAAACTTCGGATGGTGGCCGGAAACTCAATAATATCGAAGCGGCTTAAAGCTACCGATATAACCAGCATAGCCAATGCCCGCTTTAGTTTCACTTCGAACTCTGCTTTCCGGTCTTCTATGCTAGTAAAATAGCCACCAATCGTATCGTCGAGTACCTCACGCTGTATTGCGATCGTACGAAAGAAAAATAGGTAGGACATATCTATTCCGTACAAGCTGTTAAACTCAGCAGTTGTCTTTATTCGCAGTCTGTCCATATACTGAAAGTCTGTTGTTTTACGCCAGGCTTCTTGATAGGCCTCATTGATATCCAGTTCGTTAATAAGAGAATCCATCGCATTAAAATAATTGTCGATATATTGTCGACGCATATTTTCCAATTCGTACTTATACACGTCAGCACCACCAGACATCCGCTTGGCAATGGTGGAAAAGATAACGGCTTTGTACATAGTCAAGTTACCAAAGGCTAGTTTTAGATGATGCCAGGCTTCAGACTCCTTGTCCTCTATAATGGACTTCCAGATAGAAGGTGTAATAATCCCTTGTATCTGCTTTCGTGCGCCGATAGCAGACGGATTGATTTCTTCCAGCTCAATATCACTGCCCACATAAGACACATACTCTCGTAAGTCGGTGATATGATCAAACAATTCGGTTAATACATTATAACTCATGGTTGTTGTTTATTTAGTCTGTCATTTGGTGAAACTTCTTCCTGGCGTGCCGGCACTTCACGATAGAAGCCAATACGAAAGCCTTGTTTGTATAATTCAGGGAAATTGACCTGCAGTACAAGATTGAATGGTTCACAGCATTTTTCATCGTCAGGAGTGAGTGTTTGCAGATAGAGAAGATAGTTGTAATACACGTCAGCTCCAGATTTAGAGATCACCCCGTCCTTGCTCACACTAGAAATGGAAGAATCCAAGCCAACTGCTCCCAACAGTACCTCGTCCATACGCTTATCGTATTCAATCAGAGAAGATATGTACTCCTTATATTTCAGATCAATTGTTTCTATTTTCCACCGTTCTTCCTCGTTTCCCTGACCACTCCTAAAGGAGAAAGTAGAAAAAGCTTTCCCCTGGTTCTTCTTCCCAGACAAGTACGCAGATAATCGACGTAATTCTTCCTGGGTGTAGAGAACTATCAATGATTCCCGGTATTCCGTACCGATCTCGAGACCGTTGTATTTGATCAACTCTTTATTATCCTTCTTACGAAGTTTATTCTCTTCACACAGGGCTTTGATTTGTTTACGCTTGGACTCAACCCAAGCATTCGGGATAATGACATGAATTTTAGCAGCCAGGCTATTGTTCAGGAACGAGTCTATAAACTCAGGAAGCTCATTGGAAGTTTTGATGTGAGTTTTCACCCCTTCGTGCGTTTCATTCTCACCATAATGATTTCCTACTGAGCTTTCCCGATGATGGGATATCGCCGCAAACTGGTAGTTCCCGACTTCGCTAATCCGGAACAACGGATATACTTTGTACTTGGCCGCTCCATAGTTCCAGTTTCCCATAACGACAAATCTAAAGTCGTTGTACAAAACGATATCTTCAGCCACATCTTGCTTGAGAGTCGCCAGGCGGCAATGTTTATTTTCTACAAGTTCCAGTCCCGCCACCGGCATACGGCCAATCGCTTTCCCCTTAGACATACGCCATTTCACAAAATAGTCTCGAAAAAAATAATACCGTTTGATGATGGCCAAACCAAAATCTTTATAAGACATTTCCATGCCGTTTGTCAACCAACTATCCAGCCAGTCCTGAATAGCCGGAACATCGGTCCATTCCCTTACGATCTTATTGCCCTGTAGCTTTTCCTTATATATACGTGGTCCTTTGCCATACAGCATATTGACCTGCTTACTGATTAAGCGAGGCAACAGCCTATTGTTTTTAATATCGACTTCAATGCATTCGCACTTGCGGTTATCGGTTCCACGAGAATACACGTTATAGCCATCCACATTAAGCCACCGATGCTGTATATTCCTATTGTAACCTGTAATGGGCATAGTGTCTTGCTCCATCTCCCGCACTAGGCTACAACTGGGATTGGTACCCACTTGAAAGGTGATTACATTGTTGTCGTCCAGGTAACAACCTAGGTTACCCCACATATCCAGCTTATTCATAGCCAATTTATCTTATGTAGTTTAAATCCATCCTGAGGAAAACCCATATACCGGATCAATATGCGATAACATGATTTAGGTTTACCATCTGCATCAACAAAGAGGAACAAGTTATCGCTATCGACCTGAAAACGTTCCTGCGGTAACTGTGCTCTATACTTACATCCAGCTTTGGCAACAAGTTTCGCAGAAGCTTGCCCCCTTGCTCTTGAGTAAGGATAAAAGGCGATAGTAAAGCATCCATCCGGTAGCTTCGATATCTCTCGCGCCCATTGCAATGCGTGCATTCCTGTTATCGTTTCCATGCCCAAATGTATGTGGCTGCAACGGGGAGGGAAAGGACACGACAGGGCCACTGTCATATTTCCCGGAACCGCCGACCGAGTGCAACTCAAGGCGACTACTCAGCGTGGCGTGATAAATACGACCTTTTGTCAAAAGTCTATTTTATCTTTGAAGTTATACAACACCTGATTTACAGTTTTATAGATATGTTTTCAATGTCAAAACATACAATTATTATAGGGTGAAACAACTATTATTATATCTCCCTGGAATATTTATAGCATCATATTGTCGGGCAAATCATCCGGCATTGTGCTGTATTCGCTTGGCATACGTTCATAGTAAAGACCATGAAGCAGGTAAATAAGTGCCGACGGGAGCTGTGTTGTTAGTCCGGCCTGGTACTTGATTGGTACTTTCTTCTCGCTTGTTTTATCCAGCTCGATACGACCGTCGGTTTTCTTACGAGGCGATAGCATAATTGAACTGCATAAGTTCGGGCACTCGTTTTCGTCTACCAGTACGCGCGGGAATGAATTGGATTGCTCACCGAAAATAAGCAGTAACAGTTTAAACTGCATCCAGTAGTAAATTGTGCTCTGCCCTTCATTCATTAGTTCAACAGAGAAACCGTAACTTTCTAGTTCTCTTTTCAGTAGGCGGGCATCGGTCGTTATCTGCTCATAATCTTCTTTCTTTTTGTTACCGGCGCGGTCGTAGTACAGACGAATGTGTTTGTTTTTGGCATCTGAGCCGAAAAACTCATGGATGGCGGCTGCAAGTTCCGGTTGTTGGGAAGGATAGTAGCAGGTGAACTCTTTTAGGATGCGAAGTTCTGTGCCTTGCTTTCGTTCCTGGGCGGCTACCACGCTGGAGAAGTGCCCAGGGTCATAACCTAGCAGGATTTCTTCACGCGGATCGTAGTACTTCAAGTAGAAGGCAGTCAGGCGAAAATGTTCTTTCAAGTCCAGGCGCATGATACTGGCGTATTTATAACTGTCGGTGAACTGGTGGTGACGGGGAACATAGTTGGCGAAGAAACGGTCTACCACTGCCTTTTTACGAATGGCACAGATGGCGGTCAGAAACTCGTCAATGTCGAGACTTTCCAACTGGGTTTTGAAAAATTTAGGGCCCAGAATATCCTTATTCACAAAGGAACTAGCGCGGATGTAGTAGGTTGCATATCGGCGCATGTCGGCCAGTCTAGGTTTCCAGAGGGCGATAGTACGCTTTTGTTTTTCGATATCCAGCCGGAGCTTTTCCAATAATACCGGATTCTTTTCTTCGCGCGAGAGGGCATCGGCACGATACATGGCAGCCAGTGCCTGGTTGATGTGCAGGGAGACGGTGACAATCTCTTCTATCAGGTCGGTATTGACATTATGCTCATATTCCTCGAACCAGTTATCTTCGCCCAGGTCTACACGGGCTGTATCAGATACGCCGGTAATCCCCTGATAATATTGACTGGCACGTATCTCGGCACTCGATCCACGAAGGGAAGGAAACAGACGGCTTTTTAGTTTTTCACCCTTTTGGTGTTTCATCTCTTCGATGAAGGCATGGACGCCGGAACGTCCGGCTACGGACTCCGGTTGATCGCTTGATACGAGTTGCAGGTGGAAGCCGTTACGGAACAGGATGCTGTGTTTCGGGAAAGCGATCGGGTAACGCGGACGGCGGAAGTGGGTAGGGATTTTGCTTTCACCTACTATGTAGTCGATACCATATTCCAGCATGGTACGTCGTCCTCCCATGATAGGGCGGCTGAAATATGCCTGTATGTTCGGCCAGATATTGGTAAACAGGGCGGTATAGGTTTTGTGCACCAGGAAAGCTAGTTCGCCGGGCATTTCGTTGGCTACCTTTATGATACGCGGGCCGAATACACCTTCCGTCTTTCCTCCGGCGCGGGCCACTTCAGTGATCTGTGTATTAGCATCTACTACGTTGGCACGGATCTGCATCAGGTTCATGTAGTAGTCTTCAAAGCGATTGGTTAGAAAAGCGTTATTCTCCATCTTCAGGTATCTCCTCTATTATTTCGACATCTACTATATTAGCATCGCGCAAGAGCCGTTGTTTCTCTTCTTTTTCTACAGGTAAGCTGTCTATCAGATTGATGTAAAAACCGTTATTATTCTTTTGCGCGATCTCTTTTAAGTTACGCTTGGTAAAGCCGAGCAGTTCGGCAGTTACTTCGTTAGAAATCAGGAACACTGGAGCCCAAGCGTTTTCTTTATCGGCAGCTTCAGAAGCACGCAGACGGCATTCATGGGCAGCATCCAAACACGACTTAGCTGTTTTATATTCATCTGCAGCAATAGCTAGCTTCGCAAGATCCTCATATTTATTTGCATAGTCGGTTTCCCAGACTTTAGTGGCAACATTGTTGTCCACGTTGAAATAAGATATTGCCGAATAAAATCGAGCTTTACATGTTCTGATATCGACATCCTTTTCCTGCAGAGCCATAATACGAGTACGAAGTAAACGAGCTGCTCTTGATATATTCCGCTCGTACTCGTAAATTTCAGCAGCCCATTGCATTTGCTTAAGAAACAACTGAATTTCTTCTGGGATTCCCTTGCACTCTCCTGTTTGCAAAAAATGATGAACGATATCAGGATGAAGCTTCTCTATGGTTTCAAGGTAATTCATATACCAAACAATTGTTTTTTCAAATCCTTAATTCGTCTTTCTTTGGAACGCTCTGCTAATGCTGAAATTGAGTCAACATCTCCTTTTTCTGCCTGTTTGGCTAGCTCAGCATCAATATTCCATGATCCTATTGCTAACCCATTCTGATAGGCCATGTAATACGGATCGTCCGGTATGGCCAAACGAACAATCAAATTCGTTTTTTCTTTACCAGTAAGATTCAATAAGGCCGCAATGCGCTCCGGGCTGTACCCAAGCGCACCAAAAGACCTTATTTGAGCGGTGTAATCATCCATTATTCAGCAATTTTGCAGTCAATTCAACAGACAATGTTTCACCATCACGTACAAGTTGCACCGGCTGATTCTTGAACAATGTTTTAAATCGGTGTACCGTAGCGTCTGCATATCGGGGATCAATCTCCATTGCGTAACAAATCCGGTCTACTTGCTGACAGGCCATGATAGTTGATCCGGATCCACTGAAGAAGTCAATAACAATTGCTCCCGGCACACTACTATTTCCGACCGGATAAGCCATGAGCGCAATCGGTTTCATCGTTGGATGAACCGCATTACGTAGCGGTTTATCAAAATTCCAGATCGTAGTTTGTTTTCTGTCAGAGTTCCAGGTGTGAGCTGCACCAGGTTTCCAACCATATAATACTGGTTCATGTTGCCATTGATAGTCCTGGCGACCCAGGCAGATTGAGTTTTTTGCCCAAATGCAACATTGAGCAAACTTAAAACCTGCTTGTTTAAATGCAACTCTAAAATTCCCCCCTTCGCTATCTGCATGAAATACATATATTCCAGCTCCAGGTTTCATTACCTGAAACATATAGCTAAAAACCTGACGAAGGAAAACAAGGAAAGTGTCATTCTCCATTGAATCATTATCAATCGTGAGTTGTTCGGCTGTGTCACCTTGATATGAAACGTTGTACGGTGGATCTGTTACACAGAGGTCTGCTAACCGACCATTCATGAGTTCGGAAACAGCTTTCTTTTCACGACAATCTCCGCACATTAGGCGATGTTTTCCTAATAGCCAAATATCTCCCGGTCGTGTCAAATAGGTTTCTCCGGAAGGGACTTCTAGTTCTTCTTCATCTTCACGTATCTCTTCTGAAGTAGCCTCGCCGAACAATGGTTGTTTCGCCATTCCAAGATCAAGTGTTTTCGCTTCAAACGGTAGATTGAATCGTTCCAGAGTATCCGAATCGATATCATACTTCTTAAACAATAGAGTGTCTGGATTCTTTTGGGCGAATTCTGAGTTATAAGCTGCTATTTCCTCGACTGCTTCTTTCTTATTTTCTGCATAAATTGGCTCATAAGGTATCTCTGGTATCGCGAAACCGGATTTTCGTAAAGCGATCAATGCCTTGCGACGCTGATGAGCATCAATGATCCAGAGTTTACCGGATGGATCCCGCCAGGCTTTGAATGCATATTTGAATCCGCGGGTAATAATAAGCATCTGAAGTTTTGCTAATTTATCCGGATCCGAAATTTTGAAATCTTCCTGCAATTCACAAAACGAATCGAGAGGAGCTGTTGGCAAATTACCTAAATTATGAATGGTTATTTCTTTCATCTTCTTTTAATATTGTTTCAAATAATACTTTTCTTTCCTGATGTTTAATCAGGTTTTTCTTGTCACTCTCACGCTGATCAACCCGAGAGTCATTATTCAGATAAGATTTATACCGTTTAATATTCTGCTGACAATTAGCATATTTTGAAAGGAAATCAGCAGGATCCCGACGGCGAAGTTCTTCTAACTGAAAACGTTCCGAGTAATGAACCAACAACGGGTGCTTATTCCTCCACTTGCCAGTATCATTAAAAGACTGAAGCTCTTCAAAACACTGAAGGTTCCGGATCCGCGTCTCGGCCATTTTCTCCACCTTGACATTAGTGGGATTTTCGTCGAGTTCAGTATCAAGAACCTTCATTTCGCGCCAAGTATTAACGCGATCGTTGTATATTAGCGTTGCGATCTGGACGTTTTTGTCGAAGATGTTTTTCCAGTCGATTTGCGGGTACTCGTCTTCTTTTTGGAGTTTTTCGGAACCGGTACTAGAGTTGGTTCGCTTTTTTTTTCAGCGTTCAGCTCCGCTTTGGTATCTTCCAGCTCTGCTTGAGTATCTTCCAATTCTTCCAGAGTATTCTCCAATTCAGATTGAGTATCACCTAGTTCTTCCTTGGTTTCCTCGAGTTGCTGTACTACATCAACTTCGTTGGCATTTCCGTTTGTATTATTTTCTTTGGGACACTCCTGAGTATCTCCTTCGGGTTGCTTCGGAGTGTCTGGTTCTTTGGAACCGGTATCATCCGGTTGTTTTTCGTTGTTCTCATTTTTCGACTCTTTTTCCGGTTGATTTTCACATTCAGAGGCACGACGGTTCAAACGGATCTTCTCTGCCGTCGTTTGGTCTAACAGGGTGTACAGAATCTTTTCTGCAGAACGGGCAACATTAACGATCGGAGAACGAAGCAGATCGTTCTGTGGCGATACTTCGCGAAGCAAACGAAGGTCGGCATCTGCATATTCTAGGTTATGAAGCTCCCGAAGGAGCTTCATCTTTTCTTTTACACTATACATAATCTATGCTGTTTGTACACGTGAACCTTGAATTTCCACTAAAGTAGTGGAATCTAGTACTCTGAAGGATATTCGTGATCCAGCTTTAGCAGTCCAAGTAGCTCCATCCTCCAGTATGTAGGAAGTATTGTCGGCCACTGTTGCAGGTTTATCCGATCCAGTACCAACAAGCGTTATAGTCCGCCCCTTATCCGTTGAAGTCAAACCTGTGACAGAAGTGATTGCATACGTTGCAGAAGAGCCGTCTGGAACTCTATATGTATTTACTCCCGGTAAAACATTCAGAGCTGTTGCGCCTGCCGTATGCGAAACCGCCTCCTTTACAATTATATCACCGACATATTTATGATACTGCTTGATAGACTTGTTTTCAAAAGTGAATGTGACAGAGCGATTTTCCTTGTCATTTTTCAAATTGTAGGATTTCAATACCATCGGTTTACAGGGATTCCCCAAGATAAATCTATTATTCGATTCGCACTCCTGAAAAATGAGAATAAACTTACATCCAGCTTTTTCTTCAATGAAGTTGAGTAATTGATCGCGCACACCACCCATGATAATAGTAAAGGTGTTCGTGCTCGAAATTGTAAGGTCTCCTTTTTCCCCGGAGCTGGTGTACGTCGGAATATCGTGGGCCTCGAAGTAATGCATATACTCTCCGTCGAGCATAGGGAGCGACGAAACCTCCCGGTTCGCGTTTGGGATTGGAAACTGTCGTGCACTGTCTAACTGTTTAGTTTCTACTAACCAGACTTTATATGCGATGGACTCACCTGCCACTTCTTTATCGGCAACATCGTCAATACTCCCAATGGCCATCATACTAGCCATTGTTGTTCCAACTACAATCTCAGTTGATACTTTGGAATCTTCAGGAGAAGTTACTGCGGCAAACGTCGATATCGAAGCTACAAGTAACATCAAACAAAGGAAAAACTTAATTTGCAATGCTCTACGCGCCTTAAAAGCCCGTTTCTGAGCAGATAAATATGAAAGAACTTGTTTTTTCTGCATGATCGTAATTTTAATTTGAAAAACAGAGCCGGAGCATAGTCCGGACTCTTGTTAAGAATATGAACAAAAAGATTAGCGAGCTCCTGGTATGTTAGGTTGAAGTTCTTTATTGATTATTCGAACGCCACCCACACAACGTTCCAATTCGATAAACGTACCGGAACTATTCAAAGTGACCATTATATAATCGCCGACCTTCGTCGGAGAATAAGCAGAAGTAATAGTCGCAAACTTGTCACTTTGAGCAATAGTTGTTGCATTAGTAATATCACCACATTCAATCAAATAGACAACACCTTTTTTCGCTCCAATAATATCAGTCAACGCTTTGGCCTCTGTGTTAGCTGATGTACAGAACCAGAACTGAGTTCCACAAGTAATTGTCGTAGCATCAGGAGCAAGAACGGTTGAAGGCTTGTTACAGAATAAGCGTTGCAAACTGTAACCATTAGCAACCAGTTCATCATAGCTAGAGAAATGACGCCCGATAAAGCTAGCTGTAAAACCTTCTTTCCAAGTGGACCATGCCATTACCATTTCCATGAATTCCTGCAATTTAAAGGCCAACATTTCACCTGGTACAAACTCCAAACACTGGAGGTTACCTGGTTCCTGCAGATGGATCAACTTACTCTGTCCCATATTAGGCACCCATTTAATTGGAATACCCATATCCGGAACCACATTCACATAACTCATCGGGCCAGAGAAATCAATGTCTTTACCGTATTTTGTTCGACAATTTGAAATCCACCAGTCGCGATGATTTTTATTCAGGTAGATAGCAAAGCCTTCAAGGTCGATATCCTCGTCCAGGGTTGCTTTCACGTCTTTTACAAACTCGATGACGGCATCCAGGAAGGTAGTTTCCGTATAGTCGTTATAGGTTGTATCGGAATGGGGGAGCAGAGTGTTTTCGTGCATGTAGCGAACGAGGGTATAAATCAGACCAGTGGAAGAGTTCAGGTAGCTACCTGGTTTACCGGCTTCAGGCTTAACATAGCAACCACGAATACGACGGCGGTTCTGTTCGCTGACCATCTGAGTGTAGATCTGTAACAATTGCCATTCGATCATACCCCACTTAATAGGATCAGAACCGTCGGTATTCAAATAACCGATATACTTACGTTCTATCTCTTTAAGCGGACCAAACTTTACCTTTGCCATTGCATCATCCACATAACCCATTTCAGGTTGCAGGTCCATGCTGCCTTTCCAGACTTCTCCAGTTTGATAAGCCTGAGAAATTTCGGTGAAGAAGGCATTGGTCATTAACTCGCGATCCTGAACACCGTAACGGCGCGGATAGAGATCGTACACGTTCTGTAAGACGATGATCCTGGCGATCAAGGCATCCTGACGCATAACAACATACTGATCACCCAGCCCGGCATCTTTCAATTCTGAAAAATCGTTGGTGAAACCGGATGTCAATTTTTCCGGGATCAGCAAATTGTTCTTCTTTAGAAAAGCATAACGTGCAGCCAGGGACTTTCCATAGTTGCGTACTTCGCTACGGAAGGAAACTCCATCCGAATCTTCATCGGCTACATGCAGGGTTGCATAGTCCGGATTATTTGCAATAATATTCCATCGCTTCTTCATGTCGAACAGAGAATGTTCAATGCCGAACAGATGAGTTGCGGTTGTTCCTGGGCCAAACACAGTGAGTTGTTTTTTGATTACGGTTTGTGGATTGTCATTGGTTGCCTGAGCTGCCACTGCTGCTAAAGAGCGGCGAAGTTCAGTATTCTCCTGATTAGAAGCATTCAAAGCAGAAACTAACGACTGTACACTGTCTACAAGTGATTGCGGTTGATTGTTGTTTCCGTTCTGATTATCCCCTTGAGTATTATCATCAGCCGCACCGCTAGCCTCAGAATGCTGGGTATCTGCTGTATTGATAATATTGAGAGCTGCTTCACGTTCGACTGCAAGCTCTTCAGCGGATTGTGCAGCTTGCATAGCTTCAGACATGGACATACCATGCTTCTCCTTAAAAGATGCCTCGATTGAGTTCCATTCCTCATTCGTCAGCGTATTGGACTTAGCTTTATCAACTAATCCTAGAGCTGTGAGAATTGGTAAAAACATTTCTTTGAAATTCATACTTATATATTATTAAATTAATGATAGAACTCTATTTCGTTGTTGGTTCCGGGCTTTATGCCATTTTTCTCCAAGTTCGTAAGCTTCTGCCAGAGCTTCATTGAATGTGACTATTCCATCAATAAGACCTACTTCGATAGCGTGTGTTGCATCGAAGGTTTCGCCGCGTAAAGCAGGATGATCAAGATCAAGAGATGCAAGTTGATGCCTGGAGATGCGAACTTCTTCTCTGAACTGTTCCGCGAGAGGTTCCAGTTCTTCATCTATATATTGTTGTGGCTTACCTCCTTTCAAATCGTTATATTTTTTATTTTTTAGATCAGAAATACGGGCATATTCTTCGATCTTTCTGAATCCCATTGCTTCGAAATAAGGATCGATATCCCAGAACCCAATCATAGAACCGATACAGCCAATAATATCATTTTGAGTAAGTGTCTTCATTACGGATCCATGACAACCAATATAATAGGCAGCGGATCCACAAACTTTCTCAACAAAACTATAGATGGGTTTGGAGATAGAACGCATGGTTTCCGACAAGCGATCAAGATACCAGGCCTCTCCCCCTCCAGAACTTATATGTAGAAAATGACAGGTAATATTCGGATTTTCTTCAGCCAGGATCAAATCTTGTTCAAGCTGTTTGCTAGAAAAATACCACCAACTATCTGCCGTGATTAGTCCTTTAATGCGATGATAGGCCAATGTACCAGGCTCGATTTCATTAGAAGTAAAATCGATAGTAATAGGAATTGATGAACTAGAAGTGATTGGCTGTATTTCTTTCGTAACGTATTCCTTATATGTCTTAGGTTCATCAAAAGAAGTTGAAACAGACTGATTACCGATAGGGAAATAGGCAAGTAAAGCAGCTATATACTCATCATGAGTAATGAGTAGGCGGGCCTGTGGAGAAGTAAGAAGTTGGATTACATACGCTTTTTTGTTCATACCTGCTTATTTTCCCACGAAGTAAGACAGATAAGCAGGTGGAGGAAAGGACTTTTATAGAGGGCTTTGAGTCATTTTGCTCTTAATATGAAGCGTATCTTTATTCAGATGAGTAGTAATTGAAACCAATGCCGGCCATTCCATAGTACCTATAAAAACAGGTTCATGTCCTGGATATGTTTCTAACTGTAAAATAGAAGATCGCTGTATTTTATATGTAGAAGCTATAGAGGAACCTACTTTGTCTATAGTGATATCTTCTTCTATATTATACAACAGACCAGCCTCCGATGTTTCAGATTTTGGAGTAACTGTAAAATCATCTACCAGCAAAATAGTAGAAGACCGTCCTGGCTTCATAGTCACAGTATTTTCCCGGAATGATTGCACATCCTGCAAAAGAAATAGCCGAATAGTATTACAAAACTCTTTCATACTCATATCATATTCACCTAATATTCAAACACTTCGCCATTTTCAGACGTTTTCACCGTAAAAATCGGACAAATCAATACACTTGGTCGGTAAAAAAAACATGTACATTTAACAACATTTCACTGTTTAGCGTATTGTCTTCGCCTAGATTTCTTTCTGACTTTATCCCGCCAACGATAATAATTTTTTAACAGGGCATCTTCCGATATCGATTGTATTCCATATTTACGCATAAAATAAGCAACCGTTTCAATGTATTGTATTCCATATTGGTGTTTATTCTCATCCAACAAATCATGCAGTTCAGCCCAAAACAATGTCTCTATTTTTTGAGAAATAATACGGCAGGAACGAATACCCAGATAATTATATGTTTCAGGAGTCTTTCCCAGCTTCCTTTCAGGAATCACCAATTCAACATTCCCATTATCAGGAGGGCATACAGCTGGACGCCTTTCTAACAAATCGTAAATAACATGATAAATATCTTCTTTCGAAGGGAATGAAACAGGCCCAATCATACAATCATTATATTTCCCGTAAATATATTCGGCCAAATGCTCTTTAATTTCAATTCTTGTTGTTACCATATCTTTTTTGATTATCAGACAAATATACTAAATATACCATATACAAACAAGCAAAACGACACCCACAATGAGCAAAAACACATATTTTATGCCATAATAATAACAAAATGATATTCTTTTTTGAAAAACCATATATCTTCATTTTACGCTTTATGATGAACTGAGAAAAAAAAATCACAAACGGAACATTTATCACAATACATGTATTTATCAGGGTTTCGAGATGTGACAATCTTGAATGGAAAAGTCACAAAGAAAAAAGTCACACAAGAAATATGTGACAATTGTTCTTTTTGTTCCTTTTTTGAAAAGAATGTCACATAAACAACATATTAAAAATCAAACACATCGACCAGTTTGTGACATTTGTGACTTTTTTTTGAAAAAATTGAAAATGCTATTTTCCCAAAAATGACGAACGGAAAATGACTCTGACAAAATGATACAAAAAAAGCCGGGATAATAACACCGGCATTTATCTTGGAACAATTGGAACAAAAGGAACTTCTAATCCTCTCTTATTTGGGGAAGGAATCTTTTTTATTCGATGTTTTTCTGGAATAAAATATCACTAAAGGCATTAATAATAAATAAAGGCTTGCTAATATGACTAGAAGGCCCAAAAAGCAATCAAACCAAGAAATCTGATCCAGATCACAGCTGTCTTTCATTCGTGATCCAAATATTAGCTTCATTAATTCTCCGGGGATATTTATCAACGCCATCAAGAACATGTTTAGGTTGGCAAAAATAAACATATATTTTCTT